ATTTCTTGAACGAATGCCTCGTTCAATATCCTCTTGGATTTCCGCAACCTCAACTTCTTTGAGGATACCGTTATCCCAAACCCATTCTTTACCTTCCATGATACCTTCTACGAAGGCTTGAGGTGCAGATGGGTCTGCAACAATATCGGCAGCGGTTGCCAAGTAGAAATCGTTTTTAACGTAGTTTGCACCGTTTTTCTGTTCCAAACTACCCATGCCCCTTGAGGACACTGCGAGTTTACCACCATCATCCATAATATTTTCTACAATCTTACCCATTGGTGTTGACATAACCTTTGCCTCACCAATGAAGTTTTTACCATCTCTTTCTAGAGATGTGACCATATGCGATACTCTTTCTAAATTGACAGTCGGGCCTTCTGGGTGACCAAGTTCACCATAACCACGATTCTCTGCAATAAACTCTTTATTGTATCGCTTAACTTCTTTTTCCAATACCTCTACAGGATACACTCTACCGTTGCGGTTTTTGATATCACCCTGTAGAAAAATACCTTTTAACTTGTAATTTTTCTTACCAGTTTTTTCATCCTCTTCTTTAAGGATTTGTACGTCTTGTACCTGTTCTGTAATAAGTTTAACTGTCATCATACTCTCCCTTACGGTTGATTACCTACAGCAGTACAACTCATTGCAGCACTACAAGCAATAGTATCGCCTGGTTTCTTATCAATAATAATGACTTGATTCTGCACTAGAACAACTGAACCAGCATATGACCTTGTTGCGGTAATACTGTGGTTCTCTGATGGGCCATCAGTTAATGTCAGTGCAGTTCCATTTAGTGTGGTTGAGAGATTAATCGTATTTGCATCAACCTTTGTTACGAAGAACTGACCACCATCTGTAAGTTCTGCGATTGCAGTTCCACCACCATCTGAATATGTAACCTCATCACCAGTTACAAAACCGTGACTACTGATTGTTATTGCTGCACCAGCGACAGCAGATTGTGCGTTAAAAGTTCCAGTTGCGGCAGCAATGGTAACTGTTCCAGCATTAGTCGCACCAACTCTAACTCTTGTTGCTCTGTTTAATGTAGTTGCTGATGTTACATTAGTAGCGCTTCCTGTTAAAATCATCTTTACATTCCTAGCATTTCTCTCTCAAAGTACTTCAGTAGGTCTTTTTCTTTTACTCTGAACTTCTTTGCGGAGTCTTTTATAGTTTTCTCAAAAGTATTTAGGAAATCTGAAGGTTTAGAGTCCATTATTGAGAATATGTTATCAACTGCCTCCTTCATCTTAGGAGACAGTTTTTTATATTCCTTTGATTTCTTGTGTTCATCTTTCTCTGGGAGCGATTGAACAACCTCATCAAACCTCTTCATCTTCCTCTACTTCTGGAACGTGTTGCTTAATCATAGTACCAGCAACGTCTTTTCTTTTTAGTTCAAGTGCATCACCCACTTTTTGTGAGATTGCAGACTTAAACTCATTTTCTGCACTTAGGTTATCACCATTTGCAAGTGCATCTATCATTTCTCTACTCATAACATTTGTCCTTTGGGTTTGTGTGACATTTGCATATCATCTTCTCCACCACCCTCGTTTTCAATTTCATTCTCAATCTCATCAATCTCTTCTTGTGTTTGATGTAGGATGTGTTTTCTTACCCATGCCTTTGAGAAGAAATTGCCAACGTATGGTTCGACTGTTCCCAACATTTCAAGTCTTTCTCTCAAGATTTCACTATCACGCAACTCTGCGAAATGACCATCCTGTAAGAAATCATACTGAATGTGTTCTTTAATCTTATCCCACTCTTCCTCTGCAATCACACCTGTAAGAACAAGTTGTGTGCGAAGAATATCATGGAATAAAGCGGAGAACTTTTTACGAAGTCTCTGTACAAATTTAGAGAACTTCAATTCATCTCTGGTAATCTCTGTAGACCGACCAAGAGAGAAATTCTGTTCTGCTTCCATTCTAGACATAGGTACATTCAATGACCTATACAGTTTTCTCTGGAAGTAAACGATATCATCAATCTCACCAAGGTTTGCACCGCCAGGCAAGGTTGTGATTTCTGTACCTCTACCACCTTCTCTACGAGGCAACCAGAAGTCTTCCAACATTGACATATGATTTCTATCGTCACGAATTTCACCAGTTGATGCATCATAGACCAACTTGTTACGATAACGATTCATCACATCTTTTAGATATTGTTCCGCTTTAATTTTTGGAAGATTACCAACGTCAATGTAGAATATTCTACGTTCTGGTGCTCTTGAGATACGATAGATAACCAGTGCGTCTTCAATCATTCTTAACTGATTGACAGGTTTGATTGCCTTGTGTAAGTAAGACAACACTGTACCTTTGGTTTGGTCAACCAATCCAGAAGGACAGTACGCAACGGAATCTTTTGTAATCTTTAGTGCAGACTGTGGTGTAGCACTATTATCTGTCATTTTTTCATTATACAGATAATATTCAAGTGTTTCTTTTTTAGGGTCAATGCCAGTAACTGGATTAGGTCTATCTTTAATGACCTCTCTGACCTTCTTGATTTTTCGTGGGTCAATGTACCGTAGTTCTTTGATACCCTTTCGTGGTTCTTTCTTATCAATCACCTTGTGATAATAGATACGACCATCGACATACCATCTTCTAAAGATGTCATGCCCTTTAATATTAAAATCAAGCAATTGAAGAACTCTATCGAACTCTTCATGTATACGTTTTTTAACTTTACTAGAATACTCTAGTCTATCTAATCGAACAGCAACAGGTGCATCGTATTCATTAGAAGCGATGCCTTCACTTACAATATCTTCAATTGCAGAATCACATTCTGGTTGAATTGCAATATCACGATATCGTCTGATTAAATCATTTTCGGTTTTGTCTCGACCATCTACGTCCAGTGTTTGACTATAGAAACCACCACCAGCGACTTCAATAGTACCATCATCAGATGAAGGGAGAGTAAAAGACTCTCCCTCATCCTTTGAACGAGTGATTTTGAACCCAAATAACTCAGCCATAATAACTCCTATTTTCTACTACTATTTAGTAGGTTTCTTAGAAGTTAACTGCTGATGCTTCAAAGTGGTGATATCTCCAAGTTACTCCGAACTCTTCAATAGCGTTTGTAGTCTCAAAACCTAGTTCGATAGGTGCAACCACCTGTGGGAAGCATCCACGAAGGATATAAGACTTCAGAACAGTATCATCACGGTCAAGTTGTTCTACTGTAAGGTCTGCTTGGTAATCAGCACTATTAACCAGACCAGTGTTTGTAACCAAATCGTTCATGGCATTTTGCCATCTTTCCATTGCGTTACGAACCATAAAGTCAGTATCGTTAATAATTGTTGTTTCCCAAGTGTCAAATTCACTATCACCTACGATGTAGAGATTTCTACCTCTAAAGGGAACAGCAATTTCACCCATAGTTCTGCCAGGCAATGCAGCAGCCTTGACTAGGAATGAAGTTCTTCTTACATCCAAACCAGTTGCAATAGCGCCAGGCGTGTTCATCGTTACACGAAACTGATTTGCTCTTGCACCACCACCTGTTAGTTGAGCTTTAAATTCATCAATAGTAGCCATGTGATTATCCTCCTATCTCTGAAAATGCAACCCCTGTCCTTACGGCGATGAAGTTGAGTTGGATAAAGTTGATAGACCTAGCAGGTTTGATGAAGATGTCTGCAACAAACTCATTTCGGTCAATAACTTCACCTGTGTTATTTGTACCATCACAAACCACTGAGAAGTCTGTGATACCTCTACGACCTTGGATATCTCTCAAGAACGGTTCTACCAAGTTTCTAAACTGTGCCTGAGTAAACTCATCGTTGAACTCAAACAGTTGGAACTTAGCAGCAGTTGCGATTGCTTTTTCCAGAAGGATAAACAATCTACGAACATTGATTCGGTCAAATGCACTTGGTTTAGTCAGTGCAGTCTTATCACCGAATAGAACTGTTCCTTGGCCTGGGAATGTAACAACTGGATTAATTCTAGCAGGATATAGAATATCTCTTTGTGCCTTGGTTGGGTTAAACGCAAGTTTAATCGCACCACGAATTTGTCCTCTGTTGAAACCGCCAGGCGAGAAGAATGGGTCTGCAACTGTGTCTGTGTTTGCACAAAGACCAGCAATGTCACCATTCAGTGGTACGAAACGATACACATCGTTGAACTTGTCGTACATATACTTGTATCCACTATCGAATACTGCATAAGACGAACTTGCAAGTCCATCAAAGAATGTTTTTACGTTTGTACCTTGAGTGATTGAACTTGTAATGTTTACAACATCTGCTCTACGAGGTGAGATAAACACCACACAATCTTTTCTTGCTTCTGCAAGGTCAATCAGATTGGTTGCATGAGTAGTTCCGTCTGCACCAGCAGGAGATGTACCTGCCATGATGAGATTTACATCGACTGTCTCTGCATCTTCAAAGAAGTCATATGCAAGTCCAAGTTCACCAACTGTTACTGCATAATCATCTGTTCCACCAGCAAGGGTTTCGTCAGAGATACCA